ATGAGCCGGCGAGGCTGGCGGGCTGAGCCGACAAACCTATCCACCGGCGAGCAGTTCCAGCGCCTGATGGCCGGCTGCGATCAGATCGTGCCAGGCCACATCAGAGAACGGACCGCCGACGGCAAGGCGGTTGCGGGCGGCGTGGGAAATGATCGTGAGGGGTTCGGAGACAATCCTGACATGCGGTTCGAATAACGATCCCAACGCTTGATCCGGCTAACCTTTCGTGTATTGGCTTTGTGGGATCTTGAAATTGTTATCAAGTACCGCGGGGCAATCATCGAAGGCATGGGCATTCGGACGAGGCGTGCGGCGACCGCCGGTAGCGAGAAAATTGCCATCATCAAGAGGATGCCTTCGAATGAGGAGGCCATCCATGAGATTCGCGAGCTTTACGACATCAAGCACGTGACGATCCGGCTTGCCAAGACGGAGCTCGGGCTGTTCGACATCCCCTACCTGCGGACGACCTATTCACCAGAATGGGTCGCCCATCAGCTGACGCAGGGCTACATCGGCGGAGACGCGGTGGTCGTCATGGGGTTTTCGACAGATGCGCCATTCTTCTGGTCTGACCTGACACGCACGCCGGCCTGGGATCGGATCATGCGCGATGCCATGCGCGCCGGCGTTGGTCCCGAAGGATACTCCGTCCCGGTCATCGACAGTATCGGCCGCCGCTCATTGATGTCGCTCAACACATCCATGCCGGTTTCCGACTGGAAGCGCTATATTTCCTCGGTCAAAGATGAATTATTGGCGATCGCCCGCATCTTGCATAAGAAAGCGATTGAAGAGGCTGGCTTCACGTCGATCCCCAAGCTTGGCCCCAGAGAACTAGAGTGTTTAACGTGGGTTGCCCGCGGCAATGAGGCCGGTGCCATTGCCGTACGTCTGTCGCTGTCCGAGCACACGGTGCGCAGCTATCTGAAATCGGCGCGGCAGAAGCTGGCGTGCCGCACGCTGTCGCAGGCGGTCAGCAAAGCTATATCGCTGAGACTGATCAAGGTTTGATCCCCTCAAATTGGGGTACTCATTCTGGTGATTGTTCGCGTTTCATATTTCAAGCAATCTACTTCTCTTGTTCTCTTATGTGGGAGGGTGCGATGAGTTCAATGAAAATGTCGGATATCCTAGAATACAACGAGCAAATGCCATTCTCGAACCATGATCTTGTTTTAATGCATTTGCACGAGGCATCTCGTTTGGTGGCAAAGGTGCCGGATTTCAAGGAACATCAACTATTCTCCTATCTTCTTGGAATGTGTGTCGAACTGCTTGTTCCGATTCAGGCTCCGCGACGCCTCCCGGATGGTCGGCAAACGCACTGAAGCAAAGCGTCTGGCACGACACGACGCCAATCGTTGTTCCGGCTCGGATGCAGGTTGTTGCATTTGGCCTGCCGGCTTTAGCCGGCAGGCCGTCGGCGTGATCAGCCCCGATGAGACAGAATTGGGTGTAGATATGTAGGTGCTTGGGAACCGGCACATAGGCCAATTGTAACGCGCAAGTTCACTTGGCGGATCGAGGGGTTTGCCGGGAAAACGCGGGAATGTCCGGGAATTCGTGAAAAAGTGCGGTGGCACAAGGGTTTGTGCAGGTGATGGCGGGAACGCTGGCGGGCGGTTGCCGGACCGGCGCGCAAGTTCACTTGGCAGGCCGGGCGGACGGGGCGCGGCGCGAAAGCCCGGAAATCAGCGGGCGGGGACCGCAAGGTGGAAACTTACGGCGCCGATATGCCAACCCGTTTACACCTCTTCAAAAGCCTTTGAACGCATGGTCTTGCCTTCAGTCTGGGCGCCGACGGGCGCGGCCGAGGTGTAAACTCGGTCCGCCCTAGCGCCGGGGCTCGCGCACCAGGCGGACGAAAGCGCCCATCACCTTGACCCTTTCACCGTTGGGGTCGATGGGAATCGGTGCAATGTCGATGGCCGGGTCGTTTGTGTGAACCATCAAAAACGGCGGATTGAACAGGCGAAGGACAGTCCGGGCAGAACGGCCATCCCGGCTGTAGAGCTGCGCCACCACCACCTCGCCTTTGCGAGGATTTGCGCCAATGGTGAATTCAATGACATCGCCGGGAATGATCGCCGACAGTTCCAAGGCGCGGCTTGTGACCTGCCAGCAGCCGTTGCCGATCGGCGGCTTGGCGGGCGTCGAGGGTGGCAACCCGTCGTAGACTTCGGCATCGTTCTCCGAGAATCCTCCGAGGTCCGCCGGTTCTTCGTCAAGCCCCATCAGCCAAACCGGCGAGATGCCGCAGGTTTCGGCAATTCTCACGAGAATTGAAACGGGCGGCTCCTTGACGACCCCCCGCACATAATTGCCCAACGTGTTTGCGGGCACATCGGACAACGCCGCAATTGACTTGATCCCTCCGCTGCTTTCGATCGTGCCACGCAGACGCTCGCGCATTCGTTCGAGCCTTGATTCTTCGTCTTTTTTCCAGCTCATCCACACTTCGCCCATTTTCACCAGATTTGGTGTTGAGTTCCACCAGATTTGGTGTTCTGATTAGTCAGAACTGATTTGCGACCGAACCGGCCAGCGGGCCGGGTCGATCCTTGCGGGAGCAGCCGGGTGCAAGGGCACACGACCACATGGGACCGTCACGCCATCCTTGCCGAGATCAAGCGGCGGTACGGATCGTCGCGGGAACTCGCCGACCACATCGAACTCACCGCCGGCGAAATCTCGGCGGCGCTCGGCTCGCCCTATCCGAAAGCGGAAAGAGCAATCGCGGTCGCGCTCGGAGTTCCGGTGCAGACCCTGTGGCCCGACCGATATTGGCCGAACGGGCGACGACGGTTCGGTTCTACCAGACCCCAGCTATCGGGGGCGAGTCAAAAGGCTGCCCTCCATGTGGACAAGGAGGGTGCGGCATGAAGCGTCTTCAGTCCGACGAGCGCCGGCGCGCTGACAACGAGGACGTTGCGCGCGGCTTCCTGCATGTCAGCGCCGACCGGCCGCTGCCGGCCGTCGCCATCATCGTTTCGGCGGTCCTTCTCTTCTCCATCGCTGCCGCTGGCCTGCTGCTGATCGACATGATCCTTCCTGGCGGGCTCCTGCCGTGGCTCTGGTGGTTGCTTACGGCGGTCCTGCGTTGGCCCGCCCTGTTTGCCATGCCCGTCGTCCTTGCGGTGGTTGGTCTCTCCTGGTGGAGGAACCGGCCATGATCCGCACACCCGAAACCGTGGACCGCTGTTCCCCCAGCGCCACGGCCAGCGCGCCCGCCGCCCCCCAAGCCCCCCGCCCGGCGGCGGGCGCGCAACTCTGCCCATGTTGCGGCCAGCCCCTTCCGCTGGATGGCGCGTTGCGGATCGACGAGACCGGCTTTGTCGTGAAGGATGGCAGGTTCGCTGCCCTGACGGCGCAGGAGAACGCCATCTTCATGCAACTCGTTGCCGCCCGCGGCCTTTTGGTCACGCGGCAACGTCTCCTATCGAACCTGTACGCGATCGAGGCCGACGAGGCCGAGATCAAGATCATCGACGTGTTCATCTGCAAGCTGCGCGCGAAGCTCAAGCCGCTCGGGCTGACCATCCAGACGGTTTGGGGCCGTGGCTACCGCTTCGTGCAACCCGGGAACCCGCTATGAACGAGATCAACCGCGCTATCGGTGACAAGCCCGCGCTCGAATGGGTTTCCGTCGAGACGATCGACGTCGACAGCAACTACCAGCGCGAGATCAAGCCCGCCCTGGTCAACAAAATTCTCCGGGGCTTCTCCTGGACGAGGTTCGGCGCCATCGTCCTTTCCAGGCAGGAAAGCGGCAGGTTCAGCATCGTCGAGGGTCAGCACCGCTGGAAGGCAGCCTCGCTTCATCCCGACGTGGACCAGGTGCCCGCCGTGATCGTCAGTCACGCAGACGTGGCAGGCGAGGCGCGGAGCTTCCTCGCAATCAATCGCGACCGCATGGCGGTGACTTCGGTCGAGCAGTATTGGGCGGGCCTGACGGCCGGCGACGACAATGCCATTCAGATTTCCAAGGTGCTGCAATCCGCCGGCTGCGATGTCGTGCCGGCGCAAGGCCACTACCGGCCCAACCTCACGAACTCCATCGGGGCGGTCGATCGCTGCCTGAAACGCTATGGCGACACGGCGACACGGCGCGCCCTCCTGATCATTCGCGCAGCCTGGCCCAATGAGGCCAAGGCACTGCGCGGGGTGCTGATCACAGCTTTGGCCCGGATCATCAGAACCAATCAGAACACGGTCAACGATCCCGAACTGGCCGCCGCGATCAGGCGCGAGAGCTTCGCCGAGCTGACTGCTCACGCGGAAGCCTTTCGCAAGCTGTCCGGCGGCTCGACGGACACCGCGTTGGCCAAGACGATTGCCGAACTCTACAACAAGGGCAGGCGCGTCAAGACCATCTATTTCGGCGAGGCACGCTGATGAACGCCTCGGCGAAACGGCGGGGCGGCAATGTGAGCTCCTGCGTGACATTCCGCCGTGTCGCGATCGCGCTGATCGACGTGCCGGAGGACCGGTTGCGGCAGGTCAAGCCGTGGCGGGTGGAGGTGCTGCGCAAGGAGATCGGCGACGGCGAGCAGCCGCAACATCCCGTCAACCTAGCGGCCGAGGAGACCGGCCGCTTCACCCTGATTTCCGGCGCAACGCGGCTGGCCGCCGTCGACCTCGGCGGTTCGACCGAGATCGACGCGCGCGTCATCCCCGCATCAGCGCTGACGCGTGAGCGGCGGCGCCTCCTGGAGATCACCGAAAACCTCAACCGCGAGGCACTCACGAAGCTCGAAAGGGCGGAGAGCCTCGCCGAGTTGAAGCGGGTCCATGAAGTGCTCTATCCAGCAAGCCGCAATGGCGGCGACCGCCGCAGCGCCAAGGTGAAGGCCGCCCGCACCGATCAGAACGAAATATTTGCGTTCTGTTCCCAGGCCGCCGAGGTCACCGGCCTCTCGCGGCGTGCGATCGAGGTCGCCGTCGCCATCCTTCGGGGACTGACCGATGCCAGCAAAGCGCGTTTGCGCGGAAGCTGGCTGGAGAACCATCAGGCTGGCCTCAAGCTGCTTTCCGAACAGACGGCAGAGGCGCAAGAGCGCATCTGCGACATCCTCTTCGCCACGCCGCCGGAGGCCGCCACCGTCGCGGATGCGCTGGCTCTTGCCGAAGGACGCCGGCTGCTCTCGACGGCCGAGAAGCTGTTCGCCTCGACGGTTGGAAACTGGTCGCGGCTGTCGGCCCGCCAGCGCGCCGACTTCCTTGACGCCCACGAGGCCGCGATCCGCGAGCATGCGGTCAAACGCGGATGGCTCCGATGAGCCGGCGGCGTGATCGCATGACGCTGGAACTGTTCGATTGGGAGCCACCGCGCGTCGCGGTCGGCTTCGACAAGGACCAGCTTCCGGGCAATCGCATTGCTTCCCGGATTTCCCGCGCCGTGGCTCTTGCCCTGAAGGAATGCGGAAAGCCACGCGCCGAGATCGCGCAGATGATGAGCGAGGAATTGGGCTATCCGATCTCCGAGGCAACCCTCGACGCCTACGCCTCCGAGGCGAAGGAAAGCCACAAGATCAGCCTTGAACGGTTCATCGCCCTGATCATGGCGACCGGCTGCAACGACCTCCTCGGCTTCGTGGCCGAGTTCTTCGATCACGTCGTCGTCCCCGAGCGGTTCGGGTCGCTCATCGAGCTGCATCTGATCGAGGAGCATGAGCGCGAAATCCAGCGTCGCAAGCAGGCGGTGGAAGCGAAATGGAAAGCCGGACGATGAAACTCTGGTTGACGGCCCAGGAGTTCGCCGATCTCGCCACCGCTTGCGTGTTGCCTGGCCTTCCAACGACCAAGGCCGGAGTGCTGAAGATGATCCGCCGCGACGGCTGGGACCACCGCCGCAACCTGGCACGGCCGCGCTCCGGTCGCGCGGGCGGCGGCGGGACCGAGTATCACGTCGACAATCTTCCTCTGTCAGCCCGCGTAGCGCTCGCCGCACGCCATTTTCGTATCCAAGCCGATGATCTCCGGCCAGCCGTCATGGACGATGACGGGCTCTCGGCGCGCGCCCGCGAAATCCGCGACGCGCGCCTCGTCCTCCTGAAACTCGCCGACCGCTTCCGGCGCGAACAAAGCCTCTCCGTTGCCGCCGCCGACAGTCTGTTCTGCTCACTGTTCAACGCGTCTTCAATCGAGCTTCCCGCCTGGGTAACGGCGTCGGTGGGAAGGTTGAGCGCCCGTTCCCTGGCGCGCTGGCGGACCAGGCGAGACAAGCCGAATGCACTCGGCTTCGATCCCGCCGCGGCGCGCCGGGGAACGGGACAGCTCGACACGGCGCTGGACGGCCAGGTCAAGACCTTCGTATTGGCGGCCATCGCCAAGATGCCGTTCCTGTCGGCGAAAGCGGTTTCCGACGCGGTGTCTGACAAGTTCAAGGACGCTATCGCCGCCGAAGACTTCCGCCTTCCCCCGCTTCGCACCTTGCAGCAGACCCTCAAGGCCTGGCGCCAGGATTACAAGAACGAGCTGATGCTGCTCACCGACCCGGACGGCTATCGCTCGCGGGTCGAGTTCTCGGCCACCGGCGTGATCCGCGCCGAAAGGCTGAACGAAATCTGGATGATCGACGCATCGCCCGCCGACGTGATGCTGCACGAGGGCCGGCACTCCATCTATCTGACGGTCGACGTGCTGTCGCGGCGCACGAAGATACTGGCCACGCCGACGCCGCGCGCGGAAGCTGTCGGCCTGATGATGCGCAAATGCCTGTTGGCCTGGGGCGTGCCGGAACGCGTGCTGACCGACAATGGCAGCGATTTTGTCGCGGCGGCTACCCAGCGCCTGTTTGCAGCGCTCGGCATCGAAGCCGAGCGGTCGCAGCGGTACGACCCGAAATCCAAGGGCAAGGGTCTGGTCGAGCGGCCGATCGGCACCTTCCAGCGCGACTTGGCCTGCCTGCCTGGCTTTATCGGCCATTCGGTGGCCGACCGCAAGCGGATCGAGGGCCGCAAGGCCTTCGCCCAGCGCCTCGGCAGCGACGAGAAAGAGCTGTTCGGCGTTGACATGGACCTCGCCGAATTCCAACGCTGGTGCGACGACTGGTCGGACACGATCTACGCTTCGACGGAGCATGAGGGTCTCGGCAAGCGCACGCCGATGGCGGTCGCGGCCTCCTCGGACGGTGCGGTCCGGCGCATCGAGAATGTCGCGGCGCTCGATATCCTTTTAGCACCGGCGCCCGGAAAGGACGGGTTGCGAACGGTGACCAAGGTGGGCGTGAGGATCGATGGCGCTCACTATCTGCCCGACACGGTCATGCCTGGCACGACCGTCTTCTGCCGCATGGACCCGGCCGATTTGGGCAAGGTGCTGCTGTTCGAGCCGGATGGCGAAACCTTCCTCGGCGAGGCGATCTGCCCCGAACTCGCCGGGCTCGATCCTGTCGAGACCATCAGGCACGTCAAGGCAGCGCAGAAGGCGCATGTCGACGGCCGTATCAAGGATATTCGCCGCGAGATGCGCCGCATCGGCCCGCGCCAGATCGCCGACGCGATGCGCCGCCAAGGCGAAACAAGGGCGGGCAAATTGTTGGCCTTCCCTCGGCCGGAGGAGCCGCATTCGACAGCTGCGCTTGCTGCGGCGGCCGACGCGGCCGCGCCGGTCGGCCCCATCGGTCTTTCCGACCGGGCAGCGGAATTGCACAGCGCGATGATTGCCGCCACGCCGCGGAACCCGTCGGTCGAGCCCGTCCCTACGAAGGTGACGCGGCTTCCCGAGAGCCGGGAAGCCCGCTTCCGCCGCGCCCTGGATCTGGAGCAGCGGCGGCAAATGGGCGAGCGACTGGCCGATGCCGATCTGCTGTGGCTCGGTGGGTACCAGAACGGGTCCGAATACAGGGCTATGCGCGCCATGGTGGAGGAGTTCGGCCAGGACGCGATGAATCTTTAGGGATGCAACCATTGCGAGAAGCAGTGAAGGTCCGCGCGGGTGCGGCGACGAAAAAGGGACTTGAGACATGACAGGCAACACCAACATGGTTCGGCCAGGATCGGTCGCTCCGCTCAAGAACGTCGCATCCTGCCTCGCGCTCGTCGACGCACTAATCCATCGTCCACCGCACCTTCCCAACATCGGCGTTTTCTCGGGCTTCTCCGGCTACGGCAAGACCATGGCGGCGCAATATTGCTGGAACCGGACGGGTGCGCTGTTCATCGAGGTGTTCGACTTCTGGACGCGCAAGAAGTTCTGCCAGGCGATCCTCGCCGAGCTCGGCGTGGCCCGGCCACGTGGCACGATCGGCGACATGATGGACGAGATCATCGCCCGCCTCGGCGACGATCCGGCGCGACCGCTCATCATCGACGAGGCGGACAAGCTGGTGGATAAGGGGATGATCGAACTCGTCCGCGACCTGAACAAGGCAGCCCAGGTGCCGGTGCTCCTGGTCGGCGAAGAGAAGCTTCCGCAGAAGCTGGAGGCGCATGAGCGGGTGCATAACCGCGTGCTCGAATGGGTGCTGGCGCAGCCTTGTGACCTCGACGATGCGCGTGCCCTCACAGCATTCCTTTATCCGAGGCTCGTGATATCCGACGCCCTGCTCGACCACATCTGCGCCGAAACGCGCGGTCGCGCGCGACGCATCGCCACCTCGCTCAACGCGGCGGCCGCCTTCGCGGCGAATGCGGGGCTCGCCGAGCTCGACGTGAGCAATTATTCGGGCCGCATCTTCACCGGCGAGGCGCCGAAGCGTCATTCCAGGAGGGTTGCCTGATGGGGATCGTGCTCCGGCTGACCGTCGACAAGACCGAGCCGATCTTTCGTGGCCAGGATCATTTCTGGCGCTGCATTCGCGTCCTCGGGCGCGCCGACGCCAGCTTCACCGCCAGCGCCATACGCGCGATGTCGGATGAGCCGCATCGGGGTACGGTCGCCACCTATCTGCGTCGATTGTGCCGGGCCGGCATCCTGCGACCCGAAGGGTCGGCGAAGAATGCGTTCACGGAGCGACGCGAGGTGTCTTTCGTGCTCGTCCGGGACCAGGAGGCGCCGCCGGTGGTCACGAATGACGGCCGGATCGGGTCAAGGCAGGTCAGTTGCCAGCAGGCCATGTGGAACGTCGTTCGCGGACCGCTGACACGCGGCGGCTTCACCAGCGACGATCTGGTGACATACGGCTCCACCGAGGAAAAGCCGATCGCCCGAGCAACGGCCAAGCGGTTCGTCCAGGCCCTGCGCCAGGGCAACTATCTGATCAAGCTCGATCCGGGCGGCCCGGGAAAGCTGGCCGTCTGGCGGCTGCGTCCGTCCATGAACACCGGGCCGAAGCCGCCAATGGTCCTGACCGCCAAGCTCGTCTACGACCAGAACCGGGGTCGCGTCCTCGGCGAGACTATCGCCGAGGAGGAGCTGCCATGAACCGCGGGCCGAAGCCTGGCGCGCCCGGTGGCCACGCCCTTCGCGCTTTGAACGCCTGGGGCAATGTGCCCGACTGGGTCGGCGAGCTGGCGGCGCTTGCCGATCGCGAGGGCCTGCGCGGCGCCGAGAAACGCGTGGGCTATTCAGCGAGCGCGATCTCGACCGTCATCAATGGCTGCTATCGCGGCGATATGGGGCGTGTCGAGGAGACCGTCCGCGGCGCCCTGATGGGTCATGTCGTCGAGTGCCCGGTGCTCAGCGAGATCGGCCGTGACCAGTGCCTGACCTGGCAGAAGAAGCCCTTCGCGGCGACCTCGTCAGTGCGGGTCGCCGTCTACCGGGCATGCCGGGCGGGGTGTCCTCATTCGGCGCTCAAGGTGCGGGAGGGCGATGCGTCATGATCACGGTGCGCGAGATCATCGCCACGACGGCACTGCGCCTTGGACTGGAGCCGATCGAGCTGGTGGCGGACTCGCGCGACCGCAGGACGGTGCTTGCGCGCCACGTTGCCATGCATGTGGCGCGCAAGACCACGCAATGCTCGACGAGCGAGATCGGCCGCGCCTTCAACGAGCGCGATCACTCGACCGTATCCTACGCGTTGGAGAAGATTGCCCGCGAGATCGGCCGCGACGCGCAGCTTGCCGGGCTGGTGGGCGAACTCATGGACACGGTCGCCTTCCTCGAACGCGTCCGCGCGCACGGCAGCGTGGATGCGCTGGCCGTCGCCCGCCGCATCGCCGGCGCCCCGCAACGCCAGGCGATGGCCGCCAGCGTGATGGAAATCGCAGCACTGGCCGCCACGACTGTCGAGCTTTGGGAAATTGCCCGTGCGGCCGACGAGGCGGCCCGGCTCTACAGCCGGCGCGCGGAGCTGCGCCGCCGCGGCATCCTCGATCTGGACAAGGACGAAATGGCGGAGGCGCGTTCGATCGACGAGCGCCTGGGAGCGCTCAACGCGGCGATCGCCGACGAGATCGCCGCGCTTTGCGCCGACCCTTCGACAAGCTCAGGATCAATGAATCGGAACTGTACGGTTTAGGGGTTAGTCGCCAGATGCAGCAACCGATCAAAAGCTTCGCCAGTCCGCCGCGCATTGTAGCGGTAGGTTACCTCGCTCAGATAGAGCGGGAGGTATTTACGGCTGACGTGGTGGAATTGCCCGGCGATTGCCCGCTTGAGTATCGCCCACACGCTCTCGATGGTGTTGGTTTGGATCGGCCCGAACTCTGCCGAAAACAGGTCGCGCTCGACATAGACGCGGCTGTGGTTGATGCGGCGGTGAGCGATGTTCTTGTTGAGGCCGTTGTAGCCCGCATACTCGTCAGTCGTAAGCACGGCGCGGGGCAGATCGATCATGCCGGTGACGTAGTTTCGGATATCGTCTGCCGTCATCTCAGCCTTGTCGATCACCATAGCCTTGAGCCTACCGCCGCGCTCTACAGCGCCAATGACGGGCTGCTTGCCGCAAGGTCCGCGCGGACCGGGCTGGTCATCATCCTTGCGGTTCGCCGGACGGCGCTTGCCGTCCACATAGGCTTCGTCCATCTCGACAATGCCGGCGAGCAGTTTTCCGTCATCCGCAAGCGCGGAGCGGATGCGGTGCATCATCGACCAGACGGTCGGACGGCGCATATCGAGGTCGCGCGCCGCCTGCATGGCGCTCAAGCCCTTTTTGGCGTTGAGCATCAAGGAAATCAGCGAAAACCAGCGCTGCAAATCGATGTGCGAGTTGTGAAAGATAGTGCCGACCGTGACGCTGAACGAGCGGTCGCAGCGCTGGCATTTCCAACGGCTGGCGGTCAGCCCACGCTTGGCGTCCCGGTTGCGGGAGACGCGATCAGCACCGCAATATGGGCAAAGGGGCTGCTCGCCCCAGCGAACAGCTTCCAGATGAGCGATGCAGTCGTCTTTCGTCGGCCAGCGGCGGTAGACTTCAACAAGGCTGGTCATCATTCATCCTCCAGCGCATCGGCCGCCTGGTCCATAATCTGCCGGATTTCATTCAGGCCGGGCGGCGCGTCTATCCAGGCGACTTCACACAGCACGAGGTCGCCGCTGGCGTACACGACGCCGGTCAGAACATCGGCTTCGCCTTCCTCTGGCACTGACGATCCGTCCTCATCGCATTCGACGGCGCGGGCGATAAAGCGCGGAGTGATCGTGTGGACCACATACATGCGCCGACCTTCCTCGCGCTGCACGATCCATTCATCTCGGGGCCAGTGCGTCTCGACGCGCTCATCCGCGCCAAGAATGCGGCGAATGTCGCTTTCGACGCTATCCGGGATCGGCACGTCGCCAGAGGCCCAGCGACGTACCGTACGGTCATTCACCTTGAGCGCGCGGGCCAACGGCCCTTGCCAATTATGTCCCCAAATTGCGAGGCACATGGCCGCTAGTTCAGCAGAAGTCATAGCCGTTCTTCCTTTCTTCGCGCGCGGCGCGAGCGCAATCGCCCCGTTGATGTTTGTCATCGAGAGTGGCCTTGCGGTCAGACTCGTCAGCCCACGGCTGGCGCGTCGTTCCATTGCGATAGACGTTGCGGCCCTTTCGCGTGGTCTTTGTGCCGACGGGCAGAGCATCGTAGCCGTCGCTCTCGATCACCTCGACGGTGAATGTGTGCTGCTGCTTCGCGCTGCCGTAGCTGTCCTTGATGATCCTCGCCGCGATGCGGCGCTCGCCAAGAAACTTCGGTTTACGAAACGATCCGCCGAATACTGCTTCGGTGAACAGGATCACGTCGCCTGTGCAGGCATCGCCGGTGCAGTTAACGGTGAAGGTGCTGGTGTCGATGGTCATGGCGGGTCTCCTTACCCTTCCCGGCGGGGCCAATCCCCATCCGATGAACCCAAACTTAATGGGACTAAATGTAGATATCAACCCCTAAAGCGTACAGTTCCGCAATGAATGAGGAGACTGACGATGACGAATGTGACGACCGAGACTGAAAACGAAGCCCGCCCCGACGGCACGATGATCATCAAAGGCAAAGCCTATCTGCCGGATGCCAAGGGCGCCTTCGTGCCGGTCGAGCTGGTCAGACCGCAGCATAAGCTGGAGGACGAGACGGTGCGCAAGATCATTGGCTTCGCGCGGGAACTCTCGGCGCAAATCGCCCGCTTCCGTGGCCACACCATGACCGATCTGGGCGAGTTCGATGCGCTGCTGTCGCAGGAATACGGCGGAAGGCGCGGCGGCGTGAAGGGCAACCGGACCTATCAGACCTTCGACGGACTGCTAAAGGTTCAGGTCCAGGTGTCGGACATGATCGATTTCGGTCCGGAGCTCCAGATCGCCAAGGGGCTGATCGATGAGTGTTTGATTGAATGGTCCGACGATGCGCGGGCCGAAATCAGGGCAGTGGTAACCCGCGCGTTCAACACGGACAAAGAAGGTCAGATCAACCGTGCCGAGATATTCACGCTGCTGCGGCTCGACATTGGCGACGAGCGCTGGCAGCGGGCGCAGGATGCTATTCGCAACGCCATGCGCGTGGTCGGGAGCCGGGAGTATGTCCGCTTCCACGAACGCGACCGGCCGGACGGCCAGTGGCGGGCGATCACCATCGATCTGGCAAAGGCAGGTGCGTGATGCCGGTGGTCGAGCAATGACCGAGCGCCGCTGCCGCGAATGCGGGATCGAGGAGATCCCGTCCGGGCCGGACGTCGTCCTGGTCGACGGCGAGCCGCTCTGCTGGGCCGACGACGACCTCTGCTCCCTCTGCCAGGATAGCCTGCAGGAGGAACTGGCGCGCGACGCGGCGCGCTACCGTTACTTGCGCAATCGGCAAACACGGCCCGCCGACATGGCGGCCGGCGGCGTCTTCGCCGGCCGCACACCGGACAACGTCATCCTCGGCGGCGAGGATTTGGACCGCGCGATCGAGGCGGAACTGGGCGTCAAGCCGGTGGGCGAAACGCTGGAGCACCGACTGGCACAGTGCCTGGCCGCGTGTATCGACACGCCGTTGCTGACACTGCGCGATCCGGAAGGAAACAGCCCCCTGGAGCTTCGCCTCAACTCATTCAACCGTGAGATTTCCGAGCGGGCAGCCGCACTGCTGGAGGAAGCGGGACGATGAAGACGCCGGCGCGCCTGAAGCATCTGACTTCTCGCCAATCGGTCCTTGCTGACGCCATCGGCCACTTCCTGGTGGGCGAGGACCGGGAGGATGCGCTCGCCGCGCTCTTGTCGATCTCCGCCGGGGTCATCAGCGCAAACACCGCCTCTGACGACGATGCCGCGTTGCTCGCTGCCGTCTTCGGCCAGTCCGTCGTCCGAACAGTGTGCGCCGACCGCGCCGGGCTGATTGAAGGCATCAACATTGTCGTGGGGACCGTGCAATGAACGCTCTGGCCACAATCCACGTCGCCAAGAAGGAGCTCGGGCTGGACGACGAGACCTACCGTGCGGTGTTGGTGCGCGTGACCGGGAAATCCTCGGCCGGGGAGATGAACGAGGCCGAGCGCCAGCGCGTCGTGGAAGAACTGCGGCGGCAGGGGTTCAAACGGATCAAATACGGACTTGAAGGGCCGTTTGCCAAGAAGCTTCAAGCGTTGTGGATCGCTGCATGGAACCTCGGCCTGGTGCGCGACCGGCGCGATGCGGCCATGCTGGCGTTTGTCAAACGGCAGACCGGCATCGAGCATACGCGCTTTCTGCGCAATCCGGGCGATGCGGCCAAGGCGATCGAGGCAATGAAAGCCTGGATGGCGCGCGAGGGCGGCGTCGACTGGAGCGAGCACTCCTATATCTCCGACTGGCGGCGCCAGCCTGGCGCAAGGATCGCGATAGCGCAATGGGCTATGCTGGCAAGGGCCAACGCGGTCGAAGCCACACTCTTTGCCTTCCGTTGCCATGTCGAAGACCATTTCTTCAATCCGCTCGAAACGATGACGGCGAGAGAATGGGCCGGCGTGATGAACCGGCTCGGCGAGCGCATCCGGGCAATGAAAAGATGAGCGATCGCCTCCACGTCACCGACCATGCGGTGCTGCGCTATCTGGAGCGCGCCCATGGTCTCGACGTGGAGGCGGTGCGCCGGCATCTGGCCGGTCGCGTCGCTGCCGGCGCGCGGCTCGGTGCCGCCGCCGTCACCATCGAGAACGTCAAGCTGGTGCTGCGCCGCAACGGCGTCGAGGTCAGCGTCGTCACGGCGCTGAAACCAGGCTGGCCATCGCGTGATCAGTCCGACGAGGACGGCGGATGACCTGCCGGACATGGCCTTTCGACCCGCTGCGCCCGCTCTCCTTCGGCGCCATCATCGCCGATCCGGCCTGGGCCTACGGGATGCGTTCAGCCAAGGGCTACGGCAAGAGCCCGGAGGCGCATTACGGCACGATGAGCGAGGCGGAGATCGCCGCATTGCCGGTGGGGCACCTGGCGGCGCGCGACTGTCTCCTATGGCTCTGGTGCACCTGGCCGCATCTTGAGGCCGGCCTGCGTGTCATGCGCGCCTGGGGGTTCACCTACCGCACCGGCGGGTCGTGGACCAAGCTCACCAGGCACGGGAAGCGCGCCTTCGGCACCGGCTACATTTTCCGTTCGGCCACCGAACCTTATCTGATCGGCACGATCGGCGAGCCGCTCTACCGGTCGAAATCCATCCGCAATCTGATCGAATCGGAACGACGCGAGCACAGCCGCAAGCCGCCCGAGGCGCGCGCCATCGTCGAGAAGCTTCTGCCCGACGCCTTTGCCTGCGAACTGTTCGCCCGCGAGCCGTGGCCGGGACATCGAGTGTGGGGCAATGAGACGCTGAAATTCGGTGGGGCGCGATGACCATGCCCCGACGCCGCGAGCCCGAAAGCCTTGTCCTGCCGCTCCTGACCTGGCCGCAGGCGCGGCTGATCGAGCGGATGGAGGCGGAGCGCGCCGCCCTTGCCGAACGCATCGCCCAGCTCCCCCGCCACGCCCATTACCGGCTGGCGCTCGAAACGCGCCTGCGCGACCTCACCGCGCATCAGATGATGCTCGAAATCGAGATGAAGGGCGCGTGATGAGCGAGCCGCGCCTTTCCGCTGTCCTGTTCGACCTGCTCGGTGCCGAGGGTCTTGTTCGTCTCGCCGAGCACAAGGGCGGGCGTCGGCTTTTCGTACCGAAAACGCCGGACGGTGGCGCGCTTGCCGGAACGATTGGCCAGGAGGCAGCCCGCTCCCTGGCCCGCCGCTACGGCGGCGACTACATACGCGTGCCGCTTGCGCGCGAGCTGAGGGCGCGGCACTATCGTGCCGCCGGCGCCTCGAACGCCGAGATCGCGCGGCGCCTCGGCATGAGCGAGAGCGGCGTTGATCGGCTCTTCAACGCCATGCCCAACAAACCCGTCAAGGGCAGCCGAGATCCGCGCCAGGGCGACCTTTTCCTCTGAAGCCGACCGCGATGCCCACGCCCGCGGGCATGGTTTGCCCGTGCTCACCCGACCATGCTGCGACCAGAAGCCGGCGGAAATCTGCCGGCGCGCCGCGGGCGCGCCTGTTTCCCAAAGACAGGGCGGCGGAGCCGCCCGGCGAACCACCCAGCGGAGTGCGGCGATGATCGACAGGCAAGTCTTGGCGGCCGCGAAGACGGCGGCGCGGCGGCTCGGCTGCGAAACGGCGGCGCTTGTCGCCGCCATCGAGGTCGAGAGCGCCGGCCGCGTCTACGCGGTGGTTGCCGGCCACAACGAGCCGCTGATCCGCATTGAGGGCCATTACTTCGACCGGCGGCTGACCGGTGCCACGCGCGACAAGGCGCGCCGGGCGGGACTTGCCCACCCCAATGCCGGGGTGGTGAAGAATCCGCCCGGACAGAGCGAGCGCTGGGCGATGCTCAACCGGATGATCGCCATCGACGCCGTCGCCGCGCTCGAATCGACCTCCTGGGGCGTCGGCCAGGTGATGGGCGCCCATTGGCAATGGCTGGGCTATGGGGCGGTCGACGACTTGGTCAATGTGGCGCGCGCCGGCGTCACCGGACAAATCGAGCTGATGGTTCGATACATCGAAAAGGCCGGGCTTACCGGCGCCCTGAAACGCCGCGATTGGGCGGCCTTCGCCCGCGGCTACAACGGTCGCGATTTCGCCCGCCATGGCTATCACACAAAACTCGCCGCCGCCTATCGGCGCCATGCCGGGGCGGCCGCCAGCTCGGCTCCGCCGTCGTCGGACGGCATGTTGCGGCTCGGTTCAAGCGGCGCGCGTGTGCGCGAACTGCAGACGCTGCTGGTCAGGGCCGGCCAGGCGGTGACGGTCGACGGCGATTTCGGCCCGGCCACGGCGACGGCCGTGCGGGGGTTCCAGTCGGCGAACGACATCGAGGTCGACGGTGTCGCCGGCCCTGAGACGATGCGCGCCTTCGACCGCTTCCGTCAGGGCATCGCCGACCGACCTGGCGCGCAATCGCCCGGCGCGTTGAAGGACGTGCGCGACGGGCTGGCCGGCGGCCTCGGCGGCGGGCTCGCGACCGAGGCGGCGCGCCAGCAGGTTTCCGAAGCGGCGGACCGCCTGGCATGGGTGCCCGGCCTCGAATGGGCGTCGGCCGCGCTCGCCGTGCTGGCGGCTGCGCTCGTCATCGGGGGACTCGTCTGGGCGGCCTGGGGATGGTGGCACAGCCGCCGGACCGTGGAGCGGCCATCGTGACCGCCTTCGTCATCGGTCTCGTCATGAAGGCGCTGGGTGTCGAGCGGGAGGCCGGCCGGCTGATCGTCGGCGTGGCCGCCGCGCTGGCGCTTTGCCTCGCCCTTTATGCGGGCGTGGCCGCGCTGAGGAACCAAGGCGCGGCAGACGCCGTAACCAGAATCGAAAGGAAAGATCATGAGGCGGGTGTTCATGCGAGTGACGCTCGCGATCTCCTTCGCCATTGTTTTGAGCGGGGCGGCCTGCCAGACGCGCGAACCGGGCAGTGCGACCGGTAGCGTGCGCCGGATCATGGGCACGGACATTCTCGGCGCGAAGGGCGCGACGATCCCCGACCAGGACAAAATCGACCTGACGGTCGCAGGGCCATGCGCGGTCGGCGTCTACCGGGCGCAGGAATGTTTGCATCATCGCCGGGTAAGTAGAGCGCGGCGCGAGGAACTCGGCTGATGGAACTGACAGACATCGTGCCCTGGCTTTCGTTTGCCGCACTTGCCATCTCCATCGGCACCTCCGTGACCACCTTCCTGACGTCGGGTGCAAAGCACAATGCCGAAACGCTGGCGCACCATGACAAGCGCCTCCAGGCGGTGGAGAGCAAGATCGAGCACATGCCCGACAGTGGATCGGCGCATCGGCTGGAGCTTGCCATTGAAAGGCTGAATGGCCGTATCGAGACGCTGGACGAGCGGCTGAAGCCGGTCGCGGCCATTTCCGAGCGCATGCAGGAATTGCTTCTGGAACAGGCCAAGCGATGACGGACCCGGACGTGGTGAAAAACATGGACACGCTGATGCGGGAACAGGCCCGTCTGATCATTCTGAAGGCGCTGGCCGCGCAGGTCGATGAGCAGTTGAACTCGGACCTGATGATCCATGAGCTGGCGCCGTTCGGCATCCGCAGGGACCGCGCCTGGGTCCACGACGAATTCGCCTGGTTGGCTGAGCACGGCGCGATCACTGTGACCAGGGCGGGCAGCGTGCTGGTGGCAACGCTGACGGGCAAGGGACACCGGCATCTTTCCCGCGAGATCGCCGTCGAGGGCATCAAGCGCCCTTCGCGGCCGGGCGAGTGAGATGACCCGCTTGGCAAGCTCACGATCGCGCACCGGGCGGCTCCGCCGCCCTGAATTGAGCGAACAGGCGCGCCAGCGGCGCGCCGGCCGTGGCCGGCTTTCGGCCATGGAACTGTTGCCGGCAGAGGCGACGCCGGTCATCGCCTGGGCGAGCGACGCGCTGCGCGACCGCGACCGGACACAACTCGACATCTACCAGGAGTTCTTTGCCAAGCTGGAGGCGCTGAAGCGCGATCACCGTGGCGAGCTGGAGTTCATCATCCCTTCCTTTTCCGCCTTCAATCGCCATTCGATCAAGCTGGCAACACTGGCGCGGCGCCTGGACGAGACACGGGAGATCACCGGCGTGCTGGCGGAGAAGTTCGACGCCGGGGCATCGGACGATCTGACCGTGATCGCCGCCGAAGCGATCAAGACGCTGGTCTTCGAGGTGCTGACGGATGCCGGCGAAAGCGGCATCGACCCGAAGGGGGCGATGAACCTCGCCAACGCGCTGCGCGCCGCCGCCCAGGCGCAGGGCGTGTCGACCGTTCGCCGGCAGAAAGTCGAAAAGGAGTTCGGCGAGAAAGTCGAAGAGGCCGTCACGACCGTCGCCAAGGTGAAGGGCCTGACCGAGGAGACGGCCGAGGCAATCATCGACAAGATCCTCGGCGTGCGGGTATGAGCGGGCCGATCTCGAAAGAGGACTGGGTCAGGGTCCGGCGCGAATCGGTCGCCAATCTCGACGACGTGATCGCCGCGACCGGCCGGGCGGGCGTGCTGCTTCCCTACCAGGGCAGCACGGTTGCCGAGCTGGAAAGCGGAACCGCGCTTCTGGTCATCGAGAAATCGCGCCGCGTGGGGCTGACCTGGGGGCTCGCATCTTATGCCGTGCTGCGTGCTGCCCGCGCCAAACCGGCTGGCGGCATGGACGCCATGTATATCTCCTACAGCCAGGAGATGACGCGCGAGTTCATCGACGCCTGCGCCATGTGGGCACGCGCCTATTCAATCGCGGCGGCCGAGGCGGAAGAATTCCTGTTCGACGACATCAGCCTGGACGATCCGGAGGACACGAAGAAAATCCAGGCCTTCCGCATCCGCTTCGCTTCCGGTTTCGAGATCCTCGCATTGTCGTCGGCACCGCGTGGCCTGCGCGGAAAGCAGGGCCTCGTCATCATCGACGAGGCGGCGTTCGTCGATTCGCTGAAGGAGTTGCTGAAGGCGGCGCTGGCCTTCCTCATGTGGGGTGGTCAGGTCGTCGTCTGCTCGACGCATAACGGCGTCGACAACGAGTTCAACGTGCTCGTCCAGGACATACTGGGCGAGCGACGAAAGGGCGCGCACAAGAAGATCGATTTCGACCAGGCGCTGCTCGACGGGCTCTATCAGCGCATCTGCCTCGTGACCGGGCGGGAATGGTCGCCGGAAGCCGAAGCGCAATGGCGGCAGGATATCATCGATTTCTACGCCGAGGGCGCGGACGAGGAACTCTTCTGCATCCCCGCCCAAGGGTCAGGGGCCTGGCTGACCGCTCCGCTGATCGAAGCGCGGATGACGCTTCTGCCCGAAGACGCGCCGATCATCCGCATCCAGCTTCCAGAAAACTTCCTGTTCCTCGACCCGCTCCAGCGCGCGCAGCTCTTCGAGCCGCAATTGGACGAGGTCAAGCGCGCCGTCGATCGCTGCCGTGAAAACGAGCTGCACGCGGCCGGTTACGATCCTGCGCGAAAGCGCGATCCTGCTGTGCTCACTCTGCTGGCGATCGAGAAACTGCTGCGCCGGCGCAGCGCCTTGACGGTCGAGATGCGCAACGTGCCGTTCGATGAACAGAAGCGCATCGCGCGCGTCGTCTTCCACGCGCCGCGCATGATCGGTGCCGCGATCGACGCGACCGGCATGGGCATGAACCTCGCGGAGGACCTCGGCCGTGAATTCGGCCTGCGCCAGGACGAAGAAGGCCCCGGCCTCGTCTGGGCGATCTCGTTGAACCCCGGATGGTACAACACGCATTTTCCGCCCCTGCGCACCGCCTTCGAAGACGACGCGATCGCGCTGGCGAAGGACGCCGAGCATTTGGGCGATCTTCGCCTGGTCAAGGTCGTTCGCGGCATCCCGCAAGTGCCCGCCGAGCGCGAGGGTACCGTCGGCAACAAGCGGCACGGCGACTTCGCCGTGGGGCTCGGCCTGGCGCATTTCGCCTCGCGCCAGCAATGGCATGAATACGGCTACACCGCCGTTTCAACGGGCGTTCAACGGGACGGAAACCGCAGCTTCGACACGCCGCCCGAGGAGCTGTTCGACGCCGCCGTCCGCGATCCGTACCGCGCGCCATTGGGTGCCCGCATTCGTGGAGGGTTTTGATGGCCGGTTTCTACCAGGGGCTGACCGATGCCTATGGCCGGCCGATCGAGAAGAATGAGCTGACCCGGGAGATCGCCGCGCCCACCATCGGTGGTGTGCGCTCGCCGATCACCGGCTATCCGGGCGACGGTCTCAATCCGCAGCGTCTCGCCGCCATCCTGCGCGAGGCTGATGCCGGCGATCCGCTGCGCTATCTGGAGCTCGCTGAAACGATCGAGGAGCGCGACCTGCATTATGCCGGTGTGCTCGGCACGCGCCGCCGTTCGGTGGCGCAGATCGAGATCAGCGTGGAATCCGCCAGCGATGCGGCCGGCGATGTCGACATGGCCGATACGGTGCGCGACTGGCTGACGCGCGACGAGCTGTCGGACGAGCTCTTCGACATCCTCGATGCCGTCGGCAAGGGTTATTCCTTCACCGAGATCATCTGGGACACGTCCGAGGGGCAGTGGCAACCGCAGCGTCTCGAATGGCGCGACCCGCGCTGGTTTCGGCCGGCCAGGCGCGACCTCACCACGCCCCTGCTCATCGACGAGCATGGCGCGGAGCAACCGCTGCCTGGCGGCAAGTTCATCGGCGCGGTCATCAAGGCGAAATCCGGCCTGCCGGTGCGTTCCGGCATCGCCCGCATGGCCATCTGGGCCTGGATGTTCAAAGCTTTTACCCAGCGCGACTGGGCGATCTTCACCCAGACCTATGGACAACCGCTCCGGATCGGCCGTTACGGACCGGGCGCCACCGAGGATGATCGCGCGACCTTGTTTCGCGCCGTCGCCAACATCGCCGGCGATTGCGCGGCGATCATCCCCGACGGCATGGCGATCGAGTTCGTCGAGGCGTCGAACCTCGGCACCGGCCACTCGAATTACATGGAACGCTCCGACTGGCTCGACCGGCAGGTCTCGAAAGGGGTGCTCGGCCAGACCACGACCACCGATGCGGTATCCGGCGGGCATGCGGTCTCCAAGGAGCACCGCAAGGTCCAGGAAGACATCGAGCGGGCCGACGCCCGCGCGCTTTCAGCCGTCATCAACCGCGACCTGGTGCGCGTGTGGATAGACCTGGAACACGGCCCGCAGAAGCGCTATCCGCGCATCAAGATCGCCAGGCCCGACGAGGAGGATCTCGATCAGCTGTCGAATTCGCTGGCCCGTCTTGTCCCGCTTGGCCTGCGGGTGCAGGTGAGCGAGATCCGCGACAAGTTCGGCCTGGCCGAACCGGAGGACGGTGCCGAGGTGCTGGGGGCACCGAAGGACGTTCCGCCAGATCCGCCGCCGCTGGGGGATATCCCTGACGACCTCACACCAGGCGAAGGCCGCCGATCGCTTCACCAGGAGCATTCGCCCGGCGGACGCATGGCCGACGAGTTGATCGCCGATGCGGCCTTGCCGCTTGCCGGTCCTGCCATCGGCGGCATGGTCGAGCGTGTCCGCGACCTGGTCGCCAAAGCCGGCAGTCTCGATGAGGCAATCCGCGCGCTGGAGAACGCCAGCGCGGTCCGATCTGCGCCTGCCGATCTGATTGCGGTGATGCGCCAGGCGCTGATGCTGGCATGGCTGTCGGGCGAGGCCGCGGAGGCGGACGGTGGCCGCGATGGCGACTGACGTCCGTTTCGAGGAGGCGATCTCATTCCTGCGCCGCCGGCTGGAGCTGCCGGCCGACCGCTGGGGCGCGCTGGTGCGGCAGATCGACCAGGCGGCGCGCGACCGGTCGGCCGGCATGTCCGACGCGCTGGTGACCGACATCCTGCGCGAGCTCCTCGAGGCGATCGAGGACGGGACCGGCTTCGACGCCTTCCTCGACGGCTGGAACGAGGCCACGCGCCGGCACGGCTGGAGCGCCTCGATAGGCTCTGGAGACGACGCATTCGAAACAGCCCATCGCGCCCGGCTCGCTTTCCGCGTCATGACAGCCCAGGCCTATGCTGCCGGCCGCTGGCAGCAGATCCAGCGCCTGAAGCGGGTGCGGCCCTATCTTCGCTATGTCCATGTCGATCCAGAGCTGACGCAACGCTGGTCGCGCCACGAGCATGCCGAATGGCATGGCGTGATCCTGCCGGTCGACCACGAATGGTGGGTGACACATTATCCGCCGAACGGCTGGAACTGCCGCTGCTTTGTCCAATCGCTCTCCGAGCGCGATCTGGCCCGCTACGGCTGGCAGGTCAGTGCCGAAGCACCGCCGGCGCGCACGGTGATCAAGTTCGTGCGCGGAAAGCCGATCGAGACGCCGGCCGGGATCGATCCGGGTTTTGCCTATAATGTCGGTGTGGTGGGTTTGCGCATCGGAATGGCTGGCGAGCGGTGAAGTTGACCATGGCGCTCGACAGTCCTACCGTCGCTATACGCGGAACCTAAGCGCGAACTCGGGAGGGGGCATGCCGAAAATCTTCGCCATTGCAGTTTGTATTACCTTGTTCCTGGTGAGCCAAACGATTGCTCAATCCGACGAGGATTCTCCGGGGCCCATCGTGCTTTCCGAGCGGGTCCAGGAGATAGCGAAGGAGTACCCCCTTGCTGATCGCCTTGGGATAGACTGGTCCAAGGCGACCGAAGTCGACACAGGGCGCTATCTTGGCCTGCTCTCATCGGCACAGACGATCGCATCCGAAATTGCCCGCAGGAATGACCGTAATGTGCCGGAGGAAGCCGACTATCATGCGGCGTTCATTTCACTTTGCCTTTGGCCGAACAAGCCGCCTCTCGTGGAACCCAGTTGGGACATTCAGATGACCACCTTCTATGACGCAAATGAACGTAATCTCGTCAGAGAGGCGGTGGGCAAAATGGCAGTGATGCTGCCGAGCTACTACAAAGATGGCGATGCCGATGCGTTCAAGTCAGCCATTGAGGCCTTGCCTAAAGACCCCAACGACTATTTTTCATCGGTCTTCAACGCTCCCCTAGTGGACCAAGGCCGATGAGATGGAATGCATTCTGAGCACACTGGCCAGGATACCGATCATCGAGTTCGTCTTGTTCATTGCGTGGTGGTTCGTCACGGCTGCGCAATGGCGAGGGCTACCTGTTGAAGGTCCAGACGAACTCTCCCTCGACGAACGACAGCTCGGAGCGACCGTTATCATTTCGGAGATGACCGGTATCCTGACTGCCTGTTCTATCATCATCACCGGCATCGCGGCGTTTGCTGCAATCCTTGGCTCACAGCCTCCAGCGGAGACCGCGCCGCACCTCGGCTGGGCAGCGCTCTACGCCGTGGTCGCGCTTTTTCTGGCGCTTTGGGTCATGTCAGCGCTGCCGGCCAGAGTGACCAGGAAGAACGTGCTCAGGTCGAAATCAGTGGCGACAATTTGCGCCATCGCCCTCTATCTCTCGCTGATCGCGGGCGTGCGCTTCGTCTTCGGCATATGGTCATTCGTGCTGTGGCCAGCATGAGCCTAGTGCCCCAGGCGCTCGACCTCGATCGGGGCCGCAGGACCGAGCTCGGCATCAGGTTGGGCTTGGCCGCCTGATCAGAAAAGGCTGCGAATGATCCCGACGGCCAGTGGGCCAACGACGACAACGGCAACCGCCGCCACGACAACCCACCGCCAAGCGCGGATATAGACGCGCCGCCAGAGCGGCTGAACCGCAATGAAGCGGCGCCATTCCTCGCGCTCACTCTTCTCGTATGCAGCGTCAGCTCTCCATCCCATCACAACATCCTAGCTGTTGTCGGTGACGAGGTCATTATTCGTCCGTAGACGCACGGGAACCCGTTTCATGGCTCCACTGGCCGCTGCGGGCCGTCACTGGCACCCAGGGCCGTTCAAAACCCGTTTAACGGCGCGATTGGAGCCGGTCGCATGTCTTTGCCGCAGGCACTGGCGACGAGGCCACCTTGACCGGCCTGGCGGGTCGTGACAGCCTTCCCGTCGTCGCGTCGCTGGCAGCCACCGATTTTCGCCACCGCCGCCGGCGCCTCCTCTCTCTCGCCGAAGTTGATGCCCGCCGCCGCGGGCATGGTTCAGCGCAGCCCGGCCGGCCAATCTGCGGCCATGTTTCGCGACCGCCGATACTCCGTCTCCCTGCATGCCTCGTCGCACGACGACGCCATAGCCATGTGCGCGGCCGTCAACCTGCCGGCCGACAACGAGGCGGCACCGGAATGGGTGCACCTCCTGCCGGCAGGTGAAATCCAAACTGGCGATGGCCGTGGTCCCTACCGGGTCCGCAACCCGGCGACTGTGCTTTCGGCGAGCCTGGGGCCGGGCGAAAGGCTGCCGATCGACGAGAACCACGCGACGGACTTGGCGGCGCCCCGCGGCGAGCCGGCCCCGGCACGCGGCTGGATCGTCGAGCTTCAATCACGCGACGACGGTGTCTGGGGCAGGGTCGAATGGACCGCCTCCGGCCGCCGCCTGGTCGTCGGCCGCGCCTATCGCGGACTTTCACCGGTGATTCGACATCTGAAGAATGGCGAGGTCACCGCGATCCTGCGCGCCTCGCTCGTCAACCGCCCCAATCTGCGCGGCCTGACCGCGCTCCATCAGGAAGGACAGGACATGACCCTGATCGAGAAGTTGCTGAAGGCACTCGGCCTCGACGCCAACACCGGCGAGGACCAGCTCGTTGCCCATGTGACGGCGATGCACGCCGAGAAAGCCGCCTCAGCCACGGCGCTCCAGGCGGCGATGTCGCCCATCGCCAAAATGGTCGGCCTCGACGACAGCGCCACGGCCGAGGCGGTCCTCGCCGGTGTCGAGCGGCTGAAGGGCGTGGACGGCGACGCAGCCGCGGTGACGGCCCTGCAGGCCGAGCTCGCCGCCGTCACCACCACGCTCAACGCGCTGTCCGAGACGACCAGGCGCGAGAAGGCCGAGGCCTTTGTCGACGGCGAGGTGAAGCGCGGCCGCGTTGGCCTGAAGCCGGTCCGCGACCGCTACGTCACGATGCACATGGCCGATCCGGAAGGCGCCAAGACCCTGATCGCGGCGATGCCCGTGCTCGGCGCCGGCGGGTCCATCGTGCCGGCCGCTCCACCTGCCAGGGACGGCGAGATCTCGCTGCATGCCGAGCAGCTCGCCGTCGCCCGCATGCTTGGCCAGGATCCGAAGGACTATGCCGCGACGCTGAAGGCCGAGCGCGAGGCCGCGCTCTAAGCCGCAGCAAGCCAACCCCGAAACCTGAAAAAGGACCCGCCCAATGGCAGCCCTGACCGAAGACCGCAACACCCCGCAGGCGCTTGGCGACATGCGCGAGGGCCTGATGGCCGCCGCGACGACGATCTTCGCCGGCGCCATCGTCATGCGCAACGCCGCCGGTCACCTGACTAGGGGCGCCACGGCCACCGGCCTGGTCGGCGTCGGCCGCGCCGAGACGCGCGCCGTCAATGCCGGTTCGGCGGGCGACGCCAGCGCCAAATACCGGCCGGGCATCTTCCGCTTCGCTAATTCGGCCGCCGCCGACGAGATCACCATCTCGGAGATCGGCACGCCGTGCTTCGCCGTCGACGACCAGACGGTGGCCAAGACGGACGGCACCGGCACGCGCTCGATCGCCGGTTTCGTCGACCATGTCGACGCCCAGGGCGTCTGGGTGCGCTTCGACGAGACGCTGGTGCGGACGCACCTTTCCGGCATCACCAACCCGGTCTGACGCCACGCTCACGACAATTGAGGAACGCTCGATGATCATCAATTCGCAAAATCTCGACGCGCTGCGCGTCGGCTTCTCGACCGCCTTCCGGCGCGGCCTCGGCCAGGCGACCAGCATGTACACGCGCGTCGCCACCACCGTGCCGTCCTCGACCAAAGACAACGCCTATGGCTGGCTCGGCAAGATGCCGAACATGCGCGAGTGGATCGGGCCACGTCATGTGCACGGGATCTCCGAGCACGATTACCGGATCAAGAACAAGTCGTTCGAACTGACCATCTCGGTCGATCGCGACGACATCCGCGACGACAACATCGGCGTCTACGAACCGATGTTCGTTGAGATGGGCGAGTCGGTGACCGCAAGCCCCGACATGCTCGTGTGGGGCTTGCTGAAGGCCGGTTGGACGACGCCCTGTTATGACGGGCAGAACTTCTTCGACACCGACCACCCGGTGCTCGACGAGGAGGGAGTGGTTCAGTCCGTCTCCAATGACGGCGGCGGCGGCGGAACCGCCTGGTATCTTCTCGCCACCCGGCGCGCCTTGAAACCGCTAATTTACCAGGAGCGCGAGAAGGCGCAGTTCGTGGCGAAAGACAACCCCACCGACGAGAACGTCTTCTCGAGGAAGGAGTTCGTCTATGGCGTCGATGGCCGCTGGAACGTCGGTTTCGGCTACTGGCAAATGGCCTTCGGCTCCAGACAGACGCTGAACGCCGCCAACTACGAGGCGGCGCGCGGAGCGATCACCGGCATGAAGGGCGACCACGGCCGGCCGCTCGGTCTTGTCCCCGACCTCCTGGTGGTGCCACCGACGCTCGAAGGCGCCGGCCGCGAGATCCTCAAGTCGGTGCTGGTCAACGGCGGTGAGACCAACAAGTGGGCGAATTCGGCCGAGCTCCTGATGGTGCCCTGGCTGGCTTGACCGAGTTCACGGGCCGCACCGCCGCCTGATGGCGGCTGGCCCTCCGCATGGGCGCCCGAACGGTCGGGCGGCCACCGGTCGGTGGCTCGGCCGTCCGGCCGGGGTGTCCACACTCGAAAGGCAACGACATGGCTAGACAGGCGAAAAAGGAAGCACCCGGCGAGGCTATCGTCGAACAAAATTCCAGCGAGAAGGAGCGGTCTGGTACGGCTCGCGAGGCACCCAGCACCATAGAGGGACGCGAGGCGCACGCCTCGGACGTAGGGGTTCAGCCCGCCGCTCCAAACGGTTCTCCCACCAACGAAGAGCAGGATGGCCCTGCCGTGCCGCCGGGCCGGGCGGCCTGGCTGGCGCTCCAGGAGCTCGACGAGGAGGACGTGCGACGCCGCCATCCGCAGACCGTCGCGGCGCTGCGGGCCTGGGCCGAAAAGGCCGGTAGCCGGGAGGCGATCGAGGTCGGCCCTGCCGTCCGGATCGTGGCCAGGCGCGAAGGTTTCCGCCGCTGCGGCATCGCCCATCCGAAGGCTGCGACCGATCATCCGGCCGAACGTTTCACGCCGGACGAGCTGGAACGGCTGCTGTCGGAACCCAACCTGATCGTGGAGCTCGTCTGAGCGCTATGGCCTATTGCACGCTCCAGGAGCTGACCGACCGCTATTCGGAGCGGATGCTGGTCGAGATCTCCGACCGCGCCGACGCGCCGACGGGCATGATCGATGCCGACTTGATCACCAGAGCGATCGCCGACGCCGACGCGCTGATCGACGGTTATCTGAAGGTGCGCTACCGGCTGCCGCTTGCGAGCGTGCCGCGCCTGGTGAAAGACCTGTCGCTGCGCATCTCGATCTACTACGCCCACGCCCATGTCGCCGCGGAAAAGATCAGGCGCGACTACGAGGAGGCGCTTAGCAGCCTGAAGCATATCAGCCAGGGTCTGATCCGCCTCGACCTGGATGGTGTTGAACCGGAGGCGTCGGGCGCCTCGGAAGTGCGCACCAACAATCCCGAACGGCCGATCACTGCCGCCACGATGAAGGGCTATATCTGATGCCCCATTCGACAGGCTCAGGAGGCGCGCGCATTGAGCTCACCGGCCGCGAGGAAACGCTTTCCTTCCTTGCCGATGCGGTCGGCCGTACCGACGACAAGCGTGGCCTGTTCGACGCGATCGGCGCTTCGCTGGTCCTCTCGACGCAGCAGCGCTTCGAGCGCGAGGAAGACCCCGAGGGCAATCCCTGGCCGGATTCGCTGCGCAAGCTGGTCGAGGGCGGGCGGACGCTGACTATGACGGCGCGTCTCGTCTCCTCCATCACCCATGAGGCCAGTGCCAGCGCTGTCGCGGTCGGCACCAACGAGATCCACGGCGCGATCCACCAGACCGGTGGAACGATCCGCGCCAAGACCTCGCGCGGCCTGCGCTTTCGCGGTCCCGGCAATGGCGGATGGGTGACGACACAGGAAGTCACCATGCCCAGGCGCGCCTTTCTCGGCCTCGACCAGGACGATGAGGCTGAGATCCGCGCCTTGTCGGCCGACTGGCTGGGCGCCGAGGATGACGCGGGAGGCGGCGATGCTGGTCGCTGACCTGGTCGGACGCATCGAGGCCGGCGTTTCGACGCTCGCGGGACGTACCGAGACGGCCGCCGAGCTTTCGGAGCTGATCCGTCGCAAGGCGTTGCCGCAGGCCTCGCCCTTCGCCTTCGTGCTGCCGCTCGGCCTTCATGCACACGGCCGCGGCGAGGCGGGCGCCGGGGCTTTCATCCAGGCCGTCGACGAAGCCTTCGCCGTGATCTTGTTCGCCCGCGCTTCGGGCGACATCACCGGCGGCAAGGCGCTGCCCGGCATCGATGCGCTGGTCTGGGCGGTCATCGAAGCCATCTGCGGCTGGGGGCCTGACGACGCCATCGGCGTCTTCCATTTGCGCCGCGGCCAGCTCCTCTCAGCCGAGGCCGGCGCCGTCATCTATCAGCTCGATTTCGGGCTCCAGCAACAGGTGAGGATCGTCGCATGACCGGAAAGCCGAAACCTGCGGAACGTCCGCCGCTGCCCGCCGCCGGCGGCAGCTTCGTGCGCCAGCCCGACGGTTCGCTGTTGCGCGTCGATCGCGCCGAAGGCGAAGCCGCCGACCGCTCGCCGTCCGACGTTTCGGACGCCCCGTCTGGAGCGAGCCGCGAAAGCGGCGACAGCGTGAAGACAAAGAGGAGCACTTAAATGCCGATCAAATGGCGCTCGAAGATCCTGCTCGCCAAGATCGAGGCGGCCTATGGGGTCGATTCCGCTCCCACCGGCGGCGCAAACGCCATCCTCGCCACCAACATCGTGCTGACGCCGATGGAAGGCCAGGACGTGTCGCGCGAGCTGGAGCTGCCGTGGCTGGCCGCCCAGGCGACGATACCGGCCGGCCTGCATGTCCGGCTGCAGTTCCGCGTCGAGCTCGTGCCCTCCGGTGCCGCCGGCACGGCACCCGCCTGGGGGCCGCTGATGCGCGCCTGCGCCGTCGCCGAGACGGTGACGCCGGCAACCAGTGTGGTTTACAATCCCGTGACCGATGGCCACGAGAGCGTGACGATCCATTTCTGGATCGGCGGCACGCGCTATGTGGCGCGCGGATCGCGCGGTACGGCTGTCCTGCGCTTCACGGCCCAGGCCGTTCCCTACCTCGAATTCGACTTCCGCGGCCTGTTCGCCGTGCCCTCTGAACAGGCGCGGCCGACACCGACGCTGACCGCCTTCCTCAAACCCGACCTGGTGACGAGCGCCAAGACGCCGAGTTTCGAGATCGGCGCGCAACCCTTCGTCATGCGCTCCTTCGCGCTCGACCTCGGCAATGCCATCGAGATGCGCTTCCTGGTCGGCTCCGAAACGGTCCTCATCACCGACAAGGCGGAAAGTGCTGCGGCGCAGGTCGAGGCGGTGCCGCTGTCAACCTTCGATCCCTACACGGCTGCGCAGGATCAGACGTCGCTCGCCGTCGAGCTGGTGCATGGCACGGTCGCCGGCCGTATCGCCACGCTCGACATCGCCGCCGCCCAGCTCCAACGGCCGGCTGGCCTGGAGAACGCACAGGACGTGCTGGAATGGCCGCTGCGCCTCGTGCCGCTGCCGGTGGCCGGCAACGATCAGTGGACGCTAACGCTCACCTAGGAGGCAATTTTGACCTACCGGCTCGACCCCAACCCCGAATTCTGGGCGCAAGTGACCGTGCGTCGGCCCGGCGAGCACGCGGAGCCGGAGACGTTCCGCGCAAAGTTCCGGGCGCTTTCGATCGAGGAATTCAACGAGCACGACCTTTCCGCCGAGGAAGGAACCCGCGCCTTTCTGGACGATGCTCTCCGTGACATCGACGAGGTGGAGGCGCTGGACGGTTCGCCGCTTTCCTTCACCGAGGCCGTGCGCGCCAAGATGATCGGCGCCCCGCATGTGCGGGCGTCCCTCGTTGCCTCCTATCTCGGCGCCTTTCGCGAGGCGCTCTCGGGAAACTGATCGCCGCCGCGCGGGCCTGGGTGGCGGGCGCGCTGTCCATGGGCGGGGCCGACGGGGCCGGCGCGGCGGGGGAATGGCGGGAAGCGGCCGACGACGCCAGGCGCTGGGGAATGGACGAGCCGGACATCGCCGCCTTGGTGGCGGCCTTGTCCGGCCGCCGGTCGGCGGGGTTTGCCGGCGTCTGGCCGGACAATTGCCCGGCCGTGGACGCGTTTCTCGCCGCGGCCTCGCAATGGCGCACGGCGCTGGTCGTCGAAGGAGGACGCTTGAGGATGATGTGGATCGGGCTCGACTATGCGGGGGCGGCGGTCGCCTGGAAGGCCGGCGGCCGGATGATCGACGCGGCCGTCTTCGCCGGCGTCCAGGCGATCGAGCTTGCCGCCCGCGCGGCCATGAACGGCGAGGTGTGACACCGTGGCACTTCGTCTTGCCCTGGTCATCGAAGGCGATGCCGCCGGCGCCAAGAAGGCCCTGCAGGAGGCTGCCGGCGGTGTCGACGAACTCGGCAGGAAGGCCGACCAGGCCTCGCGCAAGATCGAGCGGGTCGGCCGCGTCGAGTGGAACGACGCCGAGTTCGACCGCGCCCGCAACGGGCTGAAGGCCACCGCCGACGAAGGCGAGCGGGCGGCCGAGAGCGTGCGCGCGGTGGCCGACGCCGGCGGCCGGGCGGCGCCCGAGATCGGCAAGATGGGCGACGCGGCAGAAGTGGCCGGCGGCAAGGTCGGCGCTCTGGGCACCGTGCTGATCGGCGCCGCTGGCGGCCTGGCGGCGGGCATCGCCATCACGGCGATCGGCGAAGGCCTGAAGATCGCCGCTGGTGCCGCCGCCGATCTCGTCCGCGAAATCACCTCCAACCAGCCGAAGATCGCGCGGGCGCTGGAAGATCATGCGGGGCTTGTCGCCAAGGTGAAAGGCGCCTGGGCCGAGGCATCGGGCGCGGCTTCCTCCTATGGTCTCAACGCCGCATCGGTTCTGCGTTTCGAGAGCCAGCAGAATGTCGGGCGGCTGGAAGAGGCGACGCGCGCATCGCAACGCGATCTCGTTCAAGGCAGCGATGCGCTGCGGCCCTCGGATGTGCTCGGCAATCCGTTCGGCCGGTTCGGCCCGCTGAAGGCCGAGGTCGAGGGCTTTCGCCAGGAGCTGCGCGAGGGCCAGGCCGATGTGATCGAGTTCCGCCGCCAGGTCGGCGCGATCGCCGGGGCCTTGCCGAAGGACTCGCCGTTCCGCCGGCTGGCCGAGCAGATCCTGGAGGACACCAAGGCTGCCTCCGAGTTGCAGGCGGAACTGGAGCGGTCGCGCGATCTGCTCGATGGCTTGCAGGGCGACGCCGAGGCCTCGGCCACGGCGCTCGGCGGCTCTGCCGAGAAATACCGCGACCTCGGCGGCGCGGCGGGCGAAGCGGCGCCGGCGATCGGCGCTGGCGCCGACGAAATCCGCCGCTCGGGCGAAGCTGCCGCCGGCGCCAATCCGGCGCTTGCCGAAACTGACCGGCTGTTGAAGTCCATCGCCGGCGGCGCCGCGGTGCCCACCGATCTGCTCGGCTCGCCGGCCCGCGCCGCCGCGACGCCGCTGACCGAGGGCCGAACGTTCGCAGGCGGCGGGTTCACCGGCCACATGCCGGCCGACCGGATCGCCGGCCTGGTGCATGGGCGCGAATATGTGTTCGACGCGGCATCGACCTCCCGCATCGGCGTCGCCAATCTCGATGCCATCCGTGCCGGCGTGGCGGGCTATGCCAGTGGCGGTTATGTCGGCGCTGTGCCCTCCGGCCTTTCGGGTCGTTCGCCCGTTGCCGCCTCGGCCGAGGATTTCCGCATCCTGTCGGGCTCGCTGCACCAGTTCCTCTCCGCGATTGCCCAGGGGCAGGATGTGATGAAGACGCTTGCCGGTGTCGTCGACCGCGTCAGCCAGCGCTTTCTCGATTTCGCCTTCCGCGCCCTCGACCAGGCGCTGCTCGGCGGCGGCAGTGGCGGCGGCGGGCTCCTGGGCGGCATCGTCGGTGCGGTTGGCCAGGCATTCGGATTCGGCGGGATCGGCGGTAATGTCTTCCCGCCGGCGCCCCTGGCGCCGGTCGGCCTCTACCATGGCGGCGGGCGCGTCGGCGCCGGGCCGCAGCTCTCACGCGCCGTGCCGGCCTCCGTCTTCATCGGCGCGCCGCGCATGCACACGGGCGGCTTGCTGAAGCCCGGCGAGCGGCCGGTGATCGCCATGGACGGCGAGGAGATCGGCTGGCCCGATCAACTGGCGCGGAAGTACGGACAGGGTCAGACCGTTGTCAACAACTTCAACATCGAGACGCCGAACCCGAAAGCCTTCGCCGAGAGCCGTGCCTCGGTCGCCCGCGCTGGCGCCCGCTTCGCCAGCCGCTTTGGAAGGTATAGCTGATGGAGAGTGATATCGCTCACGGTCCGCATCGCTCGCTCCGCTCGCTGGACCTCCGCGAGGGCGCCCGAAACGTCGGGCGGGCAGCGGTCGCTGCCTTGCCGGCGACAGGGAGGATCTAGTGCCGGCGCCATTCCTCGACGCGGCGATCTTTCCGATCCACGTTTCGGCCGGCTCGCCGGGTGGGCCGGACTGGCCCGCCGAGATCGTTCCGCTCTCCTCGGGCCGCGAGGAGCGCAATTCCGCCTGGTCGGCGCCCTTGCGCAGCTACGACGCCAAATACGGTGTCCGCACGCCGGCCGAGCTCTACGAGGTGCTGTCGCTCTACCATGCGGCGATGGGCCGGCTGTCAGGCTTCCGCTTTCTCGACTGGACCGATTACCGTTCGGCCGCGCCGCACCAGGCGCCCACGGCCACCGACCAGCAATTGGGCGTCGGCGATGGCGTCGAGACCGCATTCCCGCTCGCTAAGCGCTATTCCTTCGCCGGCGCCCATCACGACCGCAGGATCACGCGGCCCTTCGGCACCGTGCTGGTGGCGATCGACGGCGCGCCGCAGGGCGCCGGCTTCGCCGTCGACATGACCTCCGGCACGGTCACCTTCGCCGCCCCACCTGCCAATGGCGCCGTCCTGACCTGGGGCGGCCAGTTCCATGTGCCGGTGCGCTTCGACTGCAAGCTCGATCAGATCTCGCTGCGCACGGCGGCGATCGGCGACATCCCGTCGATCTTTCTGAAGGAACTGCGCGAATGAAGACGCTTCCAGCCGGCCTGCAGGCGCTGCTCGATTCCGGCGTCACCACGCTTTGCAATTGTTGGCGCATTGCGCGCCTGGATGGCCAAGTGTTCGGCTTCACCGATCACGACAGGCCGCTCACCTTCGCCGGCACCGCGTTCAAGCCCGAGACAGGCCTGTCGGCCTCCGAGGTTTCCTCGTCGCTCGGTCTTGCGGTCGACACGATGGAGGTTGAGGGCGCCGTATCATCCGCCGAGATCACCGAGGACGACATCGCGCTCGGCCTTTGGGACAATGCGGCGGTCGAGCTCTGGCGGGTCGACTGGACGGATGTCGACAACCGCGTGATCCTGCGCAAGGGCTCGATCGGCGAGGTGACGCGCGGCGACGTGGCCTTCATGGCCGAATTGCGCGGCCTGGCGCACGCGCTCAACCAGGAGCGCGGCCGCAAGTACCAGCGGCCCTGCGACGCCGTCGTGGGTGACGCCCGCTGCACGGTCGATCTCGACACGGCCGCGTTCAAGGGAACGGGAACCGTGACGACCGTCTCAGACGACAGGCTGGTGACGGCGTCCGGCCTGTCGGCCTTCGCCGACGAGTGGTTCGCGCAAGGCGTGCTCACCTGGACGTCCGGAGCCAATGACGGGACCGTCACCGAGGTTTCGGGGCATCTGAAACAGTCGGGCGGGCTGGCAGGGTTGACGCTGTGGACGCGGGCTGCCCGAACGATCGAGCCCGGCGACACGTTTTCCGTGACCGCCGGCTGCGACAAGCGCTTCGCCACCTGCAAGGCCAAGTTCGCCAACCAGCTCAACTTTCGCGGCTTTCCGCACATTCCCGGCAATGATTTCGCCCTCGGCACCGCCAAGCGCAGCGGCGACAATGATGGCGGGAGTTTTTTTAATGGTTAGCGCTCACGGGCCGTATCGCTCACTGCGTTCGCTGGCCCTGCACGAGCGCGCCCGAAACGTCGGGCGGCCGGCGGTCGCCGGCTCGGCCTGCGGCCGGGAGGCGCTTTCATGACTGACGTGGCACGCTTGTTCCGTCAGCGGATCGTCGCCGTCGCGCGCGGTTTCGACGGCGTCGCCTATCGCCATCAGGGCGCCGATCGCCATGGCTGCGATTGCCTTGGCCTGGTGCGCGCCGTGTGGCGCGAGCTGTACGGCTTCGACGCCGAGGCGCCGCCGGCCTACGGCCCGGCCTGGGCCGATCCCAGCGGGGTTGAAACGCTGTTGAACGCCGCTTCAAGACACCTTCAACCGCGCCCGATCGCCGCCATGGCGGCAGGCGATGTGCTGGTCTTCCGCTGGCGGCCGGGGCTTGCGGCCAAGCATTGCGGCATCCTCACCGCCGACGACCGCATGATCCACGCTTATGAGTCCGCAGGCCGCGTCGCCGAGGGCCACATCGCCGACGCCTGGCGCCGACGCATCGCCGGAGTATTTTCTTTCCCAGCGCCAATCCATTGCAAGGCAACCACCCCGGCCGAAGGCCGAGGCAGCGACCGCTGCCCGCCCGACTTTTCGGGCGCCCCCACGGAGGGCCAGCGCGCAAAGCGCGCGATACGGCCCGTGAGTGAGAACTGATGGCCACCATCGTCCTGGGCGTCATCGGCGCCTCGATCGGCGGCGCTTTCGGCGTCATCGGTGGGCTGGTCGGCCAGGCGGTCGGGGCGCTGGCCGGCTCGTTTGCCGATCGCGCCATCGTCAACGCGCTCACCCCGCCGGTCAAGCGCGAGGGGCCGCGCCTGACCACCAGCGACATCCAGACGGCCACCGAAGGTTCCGACATCGACCGCGTCTATGGCCGCACCCGCGTCACCGGCGAGATCTTCTGGGCAACCCGCTACGAGGAGGTGGCCAAGACCGAGCGCGCCGGCGGCAAGGGCGGGCCGCGCGTCGAGACGACCACCTATCATTATTACGGCAATTTCGCCGTCGGCCTTTGCGAGGGGCCGATCGCCGGCATCGGCCGCATCTGGGCCGACGGCAAGGAGATCGACCAGACGGGGATCGAGTTCCGCGTCCACCGTGGCACGCAGGCGCAAAGCCCCGACCCGCTGATCGAGGCCAAGGAGGGCGCCGGCAACGCGCCCGCCTATCGCGGGCTCGCCTACCTCGTCTTCGAGCGCCTGCACCTGGAATCCTATGGCAACCGCCTGCCGCAGATCGCTGTAGAGGTGTTCCGGCCGACCGGCGCGCTGGAGCCGCTGGTGCGCGGCGTCGCCGTCATTGGCGCCAACGAGATGGGCTTCGAGGTCGAGGAGGTGCGCGTCATCCACCAGTTCTTCGGCGGCATCCTTTTGAACCGCCACACCAAGGTCGATGCGAGCGACTGGATCGTCTCGATCGACCGGCTGCAGATGCTGGCGCCGAACGTCCGCCAGGTGCTGCTGGTGCTGCCCTGGTTCGGCGACGATCTGCGCGCCGGCCATTGCACCTGCCGGCCGAAGGTCGACGACAACGAGAAGGAGACCAACGTGCCATGGTCGGTGGCGGGCGTCTTCCGCATCTTTGCCGACCTGGTCAGCGAGGCCGCCGGCGTGCCGGCCTTCGGCGGCTCGCCCTCCGACCAGGCGGTGGTGACGGCGATCCGCGATCTCAACGCGCGCGGCATCGATGTCACCGTCGTGCCGTTCCTGATGATGGACGTAGCCGGTGCCAACGCTTTGCCCGATCCCTATTCGGACAACGCCGCTTCCATCGGCCAGCCTTCCTATCCCTGGCGCGGCCGCATCACCTGTTCGCCGGCGCCGGGCTTCGCCGGTTCGCCCGACAAGACGGCGGCGGCCGCAGTCCAGGTAGCAAGCTTCCTCGGCACGGCCAACGCATCGCATTTCGGCGCGGCCGGCGAAGCGGTCGTCTATTCCGGGCCAGCCGAATGGTCCTATCGCCGCTTCATCCTGCACTACGCCAAGCTCGCGGCGATCGCCGGAGGCGTCGAGAGTTTCCTCATCGGCACGGAAATGCGCGGCCTGACGGAGGTGCGCGCGTCGTCTTCCGCCTATCCCTTCGTTGCCGGGCTGAAGGCGATCGCCGCCGAGGCGCGCGCGCTATTGGGGGGCAGCGTCAAGATCGGCTACGCCGCCGACTGGTCCGAATATCATTCGCACCGGCCGGCCGACGGCTCGGGCGACGTCTATTTCAACCTCGATCCGCTCTGGTCGGATGCCGATGTCGATTTCATCGGCATCGACAACTACCTGCCGATCGCCGACTGGCGCGACGGCACCGGCCATCTCGACTACGACGCTTCCGGCCCGACCACCATCTACGACCGCGCCTATCTGGCGGCGAACGTCGAGGGCGGCGAATATTACGACTGGTATTACGCCTCCGATGCCGACCGCCAGGCGCAGGCGCGCTCGCCGATCGCCGACGGCGCCTATGGCAAGCCCTGGGTGTTTCGCCAGAAGGATCTGCGCAATTGGTGGCTGAACGCGCATCACGACCGGCCAGGCGGCATCGAGGCCGGTGCGCCGACCGCTTTCGTGCCGCAGGGAAAGCCGATCCGCTTCACCGAGATCGGCTGCCCGGCGGTCGACAAGGGCGCCAACCAGCCCAACGTCTTCGTCGACGCGAAATCGTCGGAAAGCGCCTATCCGCATTTTTCCACCCGCGCCCGCGACGACGCCATGCAGCGCGCCTTTCTCGAAACGGTCCTGTCCCACTGGTCGGACAACAATCCGCATTCGCCGGTCTATGGCGGGCCGATGGTGGCCATCGACCGCGCCTGCATCTGGGCCTGGGACGCCAGGCCGCATCCGTCGTTTCCGCAGGATCTGCGCTGGGGGGACGCGGTCAATTGGGAGCTCGGCCATTGGATTTCCGGCCGGCTGGGCACGGCGCCAGCGGCCGAGACGCTCCGCGCGGTGCTCGATGATGCCGGTTTCGCCGATCACCATGTGGCGCCGCTTTCGACGATCGTCGAGGGCGTCACCACCGGCCGGGTGCTGTCTGCCCGCGCCATGCTTGAAGCCTTGCAGGCGGTCTACCAGTTCGAGGCGGTCGAATCGGACGGGCTGATCAAGTTCTCGCCCAGGCTGGGGGCGCTGCCGGTGGCCGAGCTCGATGGCGAAGGGCTGGCGGTCGCGGCCGACACGGCGGCCCGCTTTCGCCAGACGCGGGCGCAGGAGACAGAACTGCCGGCGGCGATCAAGCTCGCCTATGGCGATCCGGGCCGCGACGACCAGCCGGCCTCGGCCGAGGCGCGGCGCTCGGCCGGCGGCTCCCAGCGCGTCGTCGAAATGGCCCTGCCGGCCATCATGAGCGAGGGCCAGGCGACGCGCATCGCCGAGATCGAGCTTTCGCGCGCGTGGATCGCCCGCGAGCGCGCCGAATTTTCCCTGCCGCCGTCGCGCCTGGCGCTCGACCCGGGCGACGTGGTCGATTTCCTGCCGACGCGGACGACGCTCCGGCTGACCGGCATCCATGACGCGGGCCTGCGCCGCGCCGAAGGCCACCGGGTCGACCCGCTGGCGGCGGCCCCGGTGCCGCGCGCATCCTCGCCGGCGCCGACCCCGCCCGTCACGCTCTATCTCAAGGCGCGCCTGGCGCTGATCGATGGGCCGCTCCTGAAGGATGCCGACGCCGACCACGCCGGCTATTTGGCGGGCCTGATGAAACCGTGGCGGACGGGCATGGCGGTGTTCCGCTCGGCCGGCGAGACGGATTTCTCGCTCGATGCGCTGCTCGCCCTGCCGTCCACCAGCGGGCTCACCACGGAGGATTTCCATGCCGGCCCGGTGTGGCGCTTCGACCGCGGCAACACGCTGACGGTGCGGCTTGCGAACGGCTCGCTGTTTTCCGCCACCGAGCGCCAGGTGATGGACGGCGCCAACGCGGCGCTGGTCGAGAACCAGGACGGCGAATGGGAGCTCGTCCAGTTTGCAACAGCGACGGCGCTGGGCGGCGGCGCCTTCGCGCTGACCGGCCTGCTGCGCGGCCAGAAGGGCACCGAACACGCCATGCGCGCGCCGGTGCCGGCGGGCGCGCGCTTCGTGCTGGTGGACGAGGCGGTCGGGCAATCGACGCTCGATGCGGCGGCGGTCGGGCTCGCCCGCAACTGGCGCTTCGGGCCGGCCGACCGTGACATCGCCTCGGCCGATTTCGACAGCCAGGCCTTCACCTTTAAGGCAAAAGCGCGCCGGCCGCTGTCGCCGGCCAGGCTGACCGGAAGGCGCCACCCGGCGAGCGGCGACTGGCAGCTCTCCTGGATCAGGCGCACGCGCATCGGCGGCGACGCCTGGGGCGTCGAGGACGTGCCGCTCGGCGAGGCCGACGAGCGCTACCGGCTGGAGATCCTCGACGGGCCGGGAGGCAGCATCCTGCGCGCCCTCGAGCTGACGACGGCGAGCCGCCTTTATACAGCCGCCGAGCAGGCCGCCGATTTCGGCGGCGTTCAATCGACGTTTCACGTGCGGGTGGCGCAGAGGAGCGCAAGCTTTGGCCTCGGCATCTGGCGCGAGGTGCTGATCCACGAATAGGAGCTCATGATGGCCGACACGACGAAACTCCAACTGCCGATGATCGCCGCCGACCAGGCGCAGAAACACGTGCCGGTCAATGAGAGCCTGGTCCGGCTCGACACGCTGGTGCAGATGGCCGTCAAGGACCGCGACCTGACGGCGCCGCCCGGCGCGCCCGGCGATGGCGACGCCTATATCCCTGCCGCCGGCGCGACCGGCGCCTGGGCCGGCTGGGACCTGAACGTCGCCGTCTGGTCGGGCGGAGCCTGGGCAAAGCTTGCGCCACGCGCGGGCTGGCTGGCCTTTGCCGAGGACGAGGCGCAGGCGCTGATCTTCGACGGCGCCGCCTGGCGGACGCTCGCCGAGGCGCTGGGACTGATGGCTCTGGCCGCCTCGACCATCGTCTCGCAAGGGCCGGCCGGCAGCGCCAACGCCATCGTCGTCGCCGAGGAGCTGCTTGCCGGGCTTGCGGGCGCCAGCGTCGATTCGACCGTCCTCATTCCCAACCGGGCGATCGTCTTCGGCGTCTCGACCCGGACGGTGACGGCCGTCACCGGGGCCGCCTCCTACGATTGCGGCCTTGCCGGAGAGCAGTCGAAATTCGGTGGCTCACTGGGGGCCGCACCCGGCTCGACCAATGCCGGCGTCATCGGCCCGCAGGCCTTCTATGGCGACACGGCGATCCGCCTGACCGCCAATGGCGGCGATTTCACCGGCGGTGCGGTGCGCATCGCCATCCATTATTTTCTGCCAACAGTGCCGCAGTCATGAGCCGCGACAACCAGCAAAGAAGGAGCAAACCCGACCAGGCCAGTTCACGAATCCGCCGCCGGCGGATGCAACCAAGCCCGAGAGGCCATGCCGATGACAGAGATCGTCTTCAACACCCCCGAACCCGTCAGCCTGAACATCCAGCAGGGTGTGCCCTTCGCCGCCTCGCTGGCATCGCTGGCGGCCCTTGGCCCTGAGCATGGGCTGGCCTATCTGCGGCCCGGCCCCTACGCCTTCATCTGGCGGGTCCAGCCGGCACCGGCCGACGTGCTCGTCGAACAGATCATGCCCGGCCATCTGCTGTGCCGGAACACCATCCTGCAGCGCAGCGACGACACGCCGTCGGGTGTCGACCAGCTGTCGTTCAAGTTCGTCGTGGTGGCCAATCCGACCGCCCACGCCAATACGGGCGGTACTGGCTGGCTGATGCCGGGCAGCCTGATCGCCGCGGCCTCGGCGCTGCCGTCCGGCTGGGCGCCGGTCAACGCTTCGCCCTATCCTTATTGACCACGGATGGCCGGCGCCCGTGAAGGGCGCCGGCGGCGGGCCTGTCGCCAAACAATCCCCGCCCGACGATGACCATCGATAACCGCCGCACCCGCCGCCCTTTCGGGCCGGGCGAGTGTGGCTGCGATCGGGTTAAATCGGCATGAAGGACAATTTTGGGTTTCGCGACGTGGCGCCGGTGCGGCCGGCCGCTGCCTATATCGGCGGCAAGAGACGGCTTGCCGCCGAGCTCTGCCGGCGCATCGCCGCCGTGCCGCACCGGGCCTACGCCGAGGTGTTCGTCGGCATGGGCGGTGTGTTCTTCCGCCGGCGGTCGGCCCCGCCGGCCGAGATCGTAAATGACGGCAATGGCGAGGTGGCGAACCTGTTTCGCATCCTGCAGCGGCACTATCCGCAATTCATGGAAACGCTGCGTTTCCAGATCACCTCGCGGCGTGAATTCGAGCGGCTGAAGGCGAGCGATCCCTCGACGCTGACCGATCTGGAGCGCGCCGGCCGCTTCCTCTACCTCCAGCGCCTGGCCTTCGGCGGCAAGGTGACCGGCCAGAATTTCGGCGTCGATCCGGCCGCCTCGGCCGGCTTCAACCTGACAAGGCTGGCCCCGCTGCTCGAAGGCGTCCATGAACGGCTGTCGGGCGTCACAATCGAGAACCTCGACTGGCTGGCTTTCATCGACCGCTACGACCGGCCGGCGACGCTGTTCTACCTCGATCCGCCCTATTGGGGCTCGGAGGGCGACTACGGCAAGGCGCTGTTCGGCCGCGATCAGTTCGCCGCGATGGCCGGGCGCCTGGCGCGGCTGAAGGGGCGCTTCATCCTGTCGATCAACGACCGGCCGGAGGTGCGGGCAATCTTCGCCGGCTTCGCCATCGAGGCCGTCACGCTCACCTATTCGATCGCCGGCGGCAGGGGAACGCCGGCGCGCGAGCTGATCATAACGAACACTCGCTCTCACAATTCCGATTGAACTAAGCAGTTAGGCCGGCTCGATGGCCTGCATCGGTTGCGAGAGGGTGACGTTCACGCGGAGCCGGAGAGAGGGAACGTTCCGTGTTTGTCTACTGCGCTCGAACTTCATCCATGCCGGGGCGGATCAATATCTGATCCCCTCAGATTGGGGAACTCAGTCTGGCAGTTGCTTGCGGTTCATATTGTGAGCAATCTGCTTCTCTTGTTCTTTAATGTGGGTGGGTGCGATGAGTTCAATGAAAATGACGGATATCCTCGAATACAACGAGCAAATGCCATTCTCGAATTATGACCTTGTTTTAATGCATTTGCACGAGGCGTCCCGCCTGGCGGCAAAGGTGCCGGATTTCAAGGAACACCAACTATTCTCCTACCTTCTTGGAATGTGTGTCGAATTGCTTGTTCCGCAGCAGGCTCCTCGACGCCTTCCAGATGGCCGGCGAACGCACTGAAGCAAAGCTTCGGGCACGACACGACGCCAATCATTGTTCCGGCTCGGATGAAGGTTGTTTCATTTGGCCTGCCAGGCTTAGTCGGTAGGCCGTCGGCGTGCGGGGGCACCTGTGAACTGGCGCAAAGCCTAACGTCGACGTGAAAAGCGTTGATAGACCTGGACCCAGAAGTCCGCGCGTTGCGCTTCCGCGGTGCGCTCGCAAATGAGGGCGCGTAGGAGTGCTTCCCCCGCGGCGGCAGACCCTAGAGCATTGACCAATGCCAACGCAGCCTCGTCGACCGAGGAGGTGCTTTCAAGCTCCGAGGCATCTTCCTGATCGGAAATCGAACGCCAATCTTTTGAGCCCATCCGTCGTCCTCAGATTACACTTAACCGATCAAATCTTTGACAGTACTTGCCATATGGTTGCAATCAGGAGATGATTTCATCGTTAATCGCCCGGGGGGGGGGCGATCATTATGCATCAAGGCAAAATTGAGAGCGCGCTCGGACAAACTTCATTGGCCTTCAACCTCATCGAAAAATCCGATTCGATAGAAGGTGCGATCGAGACTCTGCAGCACATCTTCCAAGTCCAGCATGTCACCTTTCACCTTGCTAACGTCAATTTCGGGCCAATCGACTCTCCCTTTGTCAGAAGCACCTATCCGCCTGAATGGATCGCCAGGTACTTGCTGAAAGGGTATGTGGACGTGGACCCGGTCGTGGCGACCGGATTCTCAGGAATGCTACCGTTCTTCTGGTCGGAATTGGAGATCGACGAGCGATCCATGTCGATGATGGCGGACGCTCAGGCATTTGGGCTTGGCGCAGACGGCTATTCCATTCCTGTCATCGATAAAAGCGCTCGACGGTCTCTGCTTTCGTTCAGCGCCGACGCTCCGACTGGAACGTGGAAGCACTATATTCGTAACGTTGCTGCGGACTTGGCCGAGATGGCGCATATTTTGCACAAGAAGGCGCTGATGGAGGCCGGGTGTCGGTTTAGCGTTCATCTCGGACCCCGTGAAATCGAGTGCCTCTACTGGCTGGCGCAAGGCAAGGACGCCGGGACAATCGCCGACATCCTGATCATATCAGAACACACAGTGCGCAGCTATTTGAAGTCGATCAGGCACAAGCTCAGTTGCTCGTCTTTGCCTCAAGCCGTGGCAAAAGCGATAACCATGCGCCTGATAACGCTATAATTGCCATCCCCGACTTTGCGGGAACCAATTCTGGGAAATTGTCGCTGCCCCGCGCTTGTCCGAGCTTCATTCCGTCACTGAAACGACGGAGGGCGGGATGTTTTTTGCGATCCAGGCAAATGCTTATGAGAAGAACACGGGTATTCTCGATCAGATGTTCAGGTTGAGGAAACAGGTCTTCTTCGATCAGTTATGCTGGCAGGTCGAAGTGCAGGGTGACTATGAGCGCGATCGCTATGATGACCTCGGACCTGTCTACCTGGTCTGGGCCGACATCGAAAGGGAAGTGCTGTATGCCGCGATCCGGCTGATGCCGACGACCGGCCCGACACTCCTCTATGACGTCTTCTACGACACACTGCCGGATGCGGCCCATCTGTCGGCTCCCGGTATCTGGGAAGCCACTCGGGCTTGTGTGCATCACGAGAACCTCGAGCGGGACTTTCCTGGTGTTTCACCGATGCGCGCTTTCGGACTGATGTCGCTCGCATCGGCCGAATGTGCCTTTGCACATGCCATCAGCACAATCGTCGTTAACTACGAACCCTATCTGAAGCGTGCCTACGCAAGCGCCGGCGCGCTTGTTGAAGAGATCGGGCGCGCCGGTGGCTATGGTCGCTATCCCGTATGCTGCGGTCTTTTTGAGATATCTGAAAGCGTGATTCTGCGGATGAGGGCAAAGCTTGGCCTGGAGGGGTCGATTATTGGGACCGAGAACGCGTCGCCGCTTCAGCTCACAGCCTAGAAGCGGCCCGTCTGTCCACGCTTCGTGTACGGTTCCGGCTTGTCCAGCGCGTCCACTTTCACCAGCCCGTCATCCGGCAGCGGCTCCTGCAGTGCCTTCGCCTCGCCCCAGGGCGCGCCGGTCATGGCTCGTCCCACCACAAGGTTCTGATTGCGTGAGGTCCCGGCTTCTTCAGATGTTTGTCGATCTTCTTCTGAAGAATTGCCGGCGAGCCCTGTCCAATGATCCCATGATAGGAGCAATAGGCCTCGTAGTAGCCGCCCTTGCGTGCCACGTCGAAATTCACATCCGACACCATCTTTTCGAACTCTTCGGTGACGTCGATCTCGTCGGCCTTGCTTCCCATGGTACCCCCCATCATTGTCATCGCGCGGTCGTCGGCGAAACGCGAAGGTACCCCCAGCTGACGACGCTTTCCAGCGCCTCTATCCTGCCGGCCAGATAGTCGTTCTCGCCCATCAGGGCGATCACCGCCTGGCGCGCCGCAGGCCGCCTGGCCGAGCTGCTTGTTTCGGGAAAAAGGGTGATCGTGCGGACCGGCAAGGACCAGTACGGCCGCACGCTGGCGGTGGTGCTGGTCGATGGCGAAAGCGTCGGTGCGAAGCTGATCGAGGAAGGCCACGCCCACCCATGGGCCGGCCGCCGCGAGACTTGGTGCAAATAG